CTCTCCTAAGAAGCGTATTGACCGTCTCTGGGAAGCGGGGTGGAAGCCTGTGGCTAAGACGGACGGACACCTTGACTGGGAACGTGATATGAAGGACGCCCAGCGCAAGGGCAAGGTGCCGGACAATCTAAAGGAACGTGGAACCAAGTTCAAAAGGTACGGCTGGAAGTGCAACGAACAGAACCTCGACACACTACCGGCCAACGCCCCTGTTGGGGCGCACAAGCTGGCAGAGTGGATGACCCTCGATGGTCGTAGGTCCTCTCTTGTCGAGTGGCTAGGCCAAGTTAAGGAAGACAAACGTATTCATGGGAGGTTCACAGGTATCGGAAGCTGGACCCACCGCCTGGCACATAGCGCACCTAACCAAGCCAACATCCCTGCCGAGTTCCACGGGGACCCTGACACTGCAGTCAAGAGAGTGAAGGATAAGTATGATGGCCCCATGAGGGCCCTGTGGTGCGTCCCTGAGGGAAGCTGGCAGGTAGGTACGGACGCTGAGGGCATCCAGCTACGTCTGTTGGCCCACTTCATGAAGTCTGAGCAGTACCGTGACGCCATCCTGTCGGGTTCAAAGGAGAACGAGACGGACATCCACAACCTCAACAGACGTGCCTTGGGTCTCGACCACATCACTAGAGACAATGCGAAGACGTTTATCTACGCCTTCCTGTTGGGGGCAGGCAACGCCAAGGTCGCTGAGATCCTTTCCTGTAGTACACAGCAGGCCGCTGAGGCTGTAGAGAACTTCACTCAGTCGATCGAGGGGTTGGCCCGTCTCAAGAAGACGATCATCCCTCGTGTCGCCAAAAGGGGCTGGTTCAAGGGTCTCGATGGTCGCCGTGTTGGTTTCCCTGGGCAGCACTATATTCTGGCTGGTATGCTACAGAATGGTGAGTCCACCCTTATGAAGTACGCCTGTCTCAAGTGGATGCAGGACGCAGACAACGAAGGCATAGACTACAGACTACTCACCTGGCCGCATGATGAGTGGCAGACAGAGGTGACAGGTTCAAGAGACATGGCTGAGCGCCTAGGAAAGATTCAGCGTGACGCCATTGTGTGGGCGGGGGAGACTCTCGAACTCTTCTGCCCTCAGGAGGGGTCAACAGACATTGGAGAAAATTGGAGAGAATGCCACTAACCTGTTGACAGCAAAACCTAACATCGAGTACAATTCGCAAACTCTAACGCCATAAAGGAGCACAACGAATGGCTAAGTTTATTAAGGCAACCGGCACCGCCGAATGGGCCAAGATCTTCCCGCAGAACATGGACAAAGGGGGCGACGAGAACAACGCGGCCAAGGCTGTCAAGAAGGCCGGTGGTCAGTATGTCATGGACTTCTACCCTGATGACCCGGACGCTTTCATCGAGGACCTCAAGAAGAATAATGTCGATATGGCCCCTATGGGTCACGACCGTATGAAAACCAAGGATGGTCGTGTCTACACCAAGCTGAAGCGTAAGCATATTGGGCCCTTCGAGGAGGCTGGTGGCCCTCCCAAGGTCCTCGACGATAATAAGCAGCCCTGGGACATGGACGAGCAAGGTGAGGTTGGTAACGGCTCCAAGGTCGGGGTCGTCCTGGACAACTACAACGGCAACATCCGTCTCGCTGCTGTTCAGGTCCTTGAGCTTGTTGAGTACGAGGCTGAAGATCTCGACGACGCTATTGATTTTTGAGACACTCATGGGAGGGGGCTTAGGTCCTCTCCCTTACTACAGGCAAAGGAGATACTACTAATGAACATTAACATTAGCATGAGTAGCTTTCAGTTGGATGAGTGGTTTGCCCACTTAGCCGTGGAGGTTCTCAAGAGAGATTTCAAGGACCTCGACCTAGAAGAAGAGGACCGGCAGTCGTTTCTCGACGTTATCTCTTTCTATACTACCCACGAGGAGTTTAGGGCTTGGTATGAAAATCTTGATTGACGGGGACCCCTACGCCTACAGGTCATGCTTCTCCAAGGATGTTGAGTCAGAAGACGACGCCGTTGAGATGGTGGACAGCCTTCTTGAAGAGACCCTTATGGAGGTTGACCCCTTCTGGACAGACGATGACTTTGAGCTTTTCCTGACCGGCAAAACCAACTTCCGACATGAAGTGGCCGTCAGCTTCCCCTACAAGGGCAACCGACAACAGGAGAAACCTGACTACCTGTACGAGGTTCGTAGCCACATGATTAAGGACTGGGCTGCTGTAGTCTCGGAGGGAGAAGAGGCTGACGACATGATCGCCATAAGGGCAACAGAACTCTACCCGGATTGTGTTGTAGTCTCCATCGACAAGGACATGCTCCAGATACCTGGGTCAAACTACAACCCAGGCTCCCGCAAATGGACCGAAATCTCTGAGTTCGAAGGTCTCAAGTTCTTCTACCAGCAGATTCTGACAGGCGACAAAGCAGATAATATCATTGGCCTCTATGGTATTGGACCAAAGAAGTCTGAGAATATGCTTGAAGATTGTGAGTCTGAGGAGGCTATGTACCGGGTTTGTCTTGATGCCTACGGAGGGGACACTGATAAGGTCTTAGAGAACGCTAGGTTGCTCTGGCTTCGTAGGTACCCTGGGCAGTTCTGGGAGCCCCCTAAGACGACAGATGAGGGACCTAATGAATCGTAACAGGTACAGCAAGAAAGCTCTTGAGGCTGGGTTTCGGTCCGGCCTTGAGATGAACATAGCGGAGCAACTGACTAAGGCTAATGTGGACTACACCTACGAGAGGACCAAGGTTAAGTGGACCCTGACAGAACACAAGGTCTACACCCCAGACTTTGTACTGCCTAACGGGATTATCATCGAGGGAAAAGGAAGGTTCAAGGCAAGCGACAGAAAGAAGCACCTAGCCATCAAAGATCAACACCCCGACCTTGACATCCGCTTCGTGTTCTCTAACTCTAGTAATAAGATACTAAAGGGGTCCACCACAACTTATGCTATGTGGTGTAAGAAGAACGGATTTCTCTACGCTGATAGACTAGTGCCCAAGGAGTGGTTAAATGAATAACGTCCAATCAGAGATAGCTGAGACCTTTTGGCTTCAGATACGCGCCCTCGGCTACGCCCCCGACAACGACAAGCTGCTTAGACTCTTGGAAAGTGTTTACTTGGCAGGAGCCTCAGACGCCCTGTCTGGGGAGGTGTCCGAAGATGATCTGTAGAATACACTCAGCCCAACTAGTACCGGACGAAGAACTTGACGACGAAGGTCTTCACTCTCTTCTCTGTGTGGCCGAAATAGACGGCGAGGTCTACCGCAACTGTATCCTGGTCTTTGACGACCTTAGCGCGGCCTACAAAATTCAGACTCATTGCCAGTCCACAGTGGAGCCCTACGAAATTGACTTAGAGGAGACTGACTTTGACATCTGATATTCTCGTTGTACCCGATCCACACGCCCATCCATCCTTCAACAATGACAGGGCAGACTGGCTCGGTAAGTTTATCCTAGACCGTAAGCCCGATGTTGTAGTGAATATGGGCGACACCTTTGATATGCCCTCTCTGAGCAGCTACGATAAGGGCAAGGCCTCCTTCCATGGCAACTCCTACGAGAAGGACATCAACGCAGGCCTGGACTTCCTCGATCGTATGTGGCACCCTATCCGTAAGGCCAAGCGTAAGAAGCCCTACAGCGTCTTCTTGGAGGGCAACCATGAGAACAGATTGAAGCGTGTTCTTGAGTCTGAGCCTCAGTTGTCTGGCGATAGGTTCGGGGTGAGCTACGCCAACTACCAACTAAGGGATTACCATAATGAAGTGGCTTACTACAAGGGCCAGACTCCCGGCATTTTTACCTGCGAGGGCTTTAATTTTGCTCACTACGTCGTCAGTGGCGTCATGGGCCGGGCTCTCAGTTCTGTCCACCATGCTGCTGCTCTCATCGACAGGCTCCACAGTTCTTGTGTTGTTGCTCATAGCCACACTGTTGATTATGCTGTACGCAACACTGTCTCTGGTCAAACTCTCACTGGAATCGTGGCGGGTGTATACCAGGACTACGAAAGCCAGTGGGCTGGGTACGTCAATCAACTCTGGTGGCCTGGTCTTGTCTACCTACACGGAGCAGAGGACGGAGCAGCATCTGTCGAATTTATCTCACTTGGCAAGATACGCACAGAGTATGGAGGTTGATGCCTGATGTTTGACCTAGAAAGCAAGATCAATGTCCTTGCGGAGGACTTTGGCCTAGAAAGTCTGGTAGAGATGCTTGACCTCACGCCCTATGCTGTGGTAAAATCCTTGATTCAGACAGGTCTCCTAGACACAGACGAGATCATAAGACTGACTGAAGAACTGGAATGGTGGGAAGGACTGGAAGAATGACACGAGTAAAACTGCTACAAGAGTTTGAGGATAGTAGCGAGTACTGGAGTGAACCGCCTAAGAGCTACCCTACACCTACGACATTTTGTGAACACGCCCAACTTTGCCATAGGGCATCCTACAACAACGGCTGGTGGCATGATCCAGATACAGGGGAAGAGCTGCCCACAAAAGGTTTCCTTGGTGCCCATGTGATTGGCTGTAAGATTGGCCTAATTAACTCTGAGGTTTCGGAGATTATGGAGGGGCATCGCAAGCAAAAGATGGACGACAAACTCCCCCAATACAGTGCGATGGATGTGGAGATTGTTGACGTTCTTATCAGGCTGCTTGACCTTGCTGGAAAGATGGACACACCCGTAGATGAGATTTACGGAGAAAAGATGAAGTTTAATGATGTCCGCCCAGATCATGCCCTTGAGAACCGTAAGCAGGGTGGTAAGCTATATTAATGAAAGATATTATCGCACTTTGGCTTATCCGACTGGCCCGCAAACTCACGACATGGGGCTTTACGGATGACGACCTAGGGCGGGCCGAGAAACAACAAGAATACTGGATTGAAGAGAAAAAGAAAGGAAAAGACTAATATGACAAACAACTACCTGCCTACGCCCTACCAAAACTTCATCGCCAAGAGTCGTTATGCACGTTGGCTTCCCGAGGAGAACCGCCGAGAGGAGTG